CACAGCGCGTGCAGCAGCCCAGCGCGGCGGCGGCATCGGCCAGCACGGCCACGGGGGCCGCCCAGCGCGTGCAGCAGCCCATCGCCAGCGTAACAGGCCAGAGCGAGGCCACGGCCCGCGCCGAGGCGGTGTACGAGGACAGCGCCAGTGCCGCGGGGCAGAGCGCGGCAGACGTGCGCGCAGAGCGAGTTTTCCCTACTGGCGCGAACACCCAAACATCTGCTATAGTATCGATCAACGCCACCCTGAAATGGGAGGGCACGACACCGCAGGCCGAGAGCTGGACAGCGCAAAGCGCCACAGCCGAGGACTGGACAGCCGAGACAGCCGACGGCGCGACATGGTCGCCGCAGGCGGCGCAGGGCGAGACTTGGACAACCGAAAACGCGACCAGCGAGACGTGGACGCGGGCAGCTTAGGGGTAGAACATGGCCGACACGACAACAACCTATTTTGCGCTGGTGAAGCCAGAGGTGGGCGCATCCGAGGATACGTGGGGCACTAAGCTCAACACCGACTTGGACAGCATCGACACGCTGCTGGGCAACGGATCGCCGATGAAGATCGACGCGACCAACGACCGCATCGGCATCAACACGGCGACCCCGACCGTTGCACTGGACGTGGTCGGCGCGATCAAGGCCACGGGCGATATTACAACCACTGGCGCTATTACTGCCACTGGAAACCTTACCGTTGATACCAACACGCTGTTTGTGGACGCGACCAACGACCGCATCGGCATCAACACGGCGACCCCGACCGTTGCACTGGACGTGGTCGGCGCGATCAAGGCCACGGGCGATATTACAACCACTGGCACTATCACAGCCACTGGAAACCTTACCGTTGATACCAACACGCTGTTTGTGGACGCAACTAATAACCGTGTGGGTATTGGTATTAGTACTCCATCTACTGCTTTGGAAGTTGTGGGGCAAGCATCTTTTGGCGATGGGACAGCCGCAGCACCTTCTATCACCAATACTGGTGATTTAAACACAGGTATTCTTTTCCCTGCTGCTGATACTGTAGCTGTAACTACAGGTGGCACAGAACGTATGCGCATCTCCTCAAATGGCAGTTTCTTTATCGGAACAACCTCATTCGATCCCGCCAGCGCCAGCGATGTGGGATTCACATTTTCTAGTACAAACACTTTATCGGTGGCGCAAAGTGATAATCCTGCGCTGACAGTAGGCAGGCAGACGAATGATGGGACGCTTGTAACACTCCGCCAAGCGGGTGTGGTAGAAGGTACGATCAATGTCTCAGGTACGACAGTCAGTTACAATGGCGGCCACCTCTCCCGCTGGGCGCAACTGACAGACAACTCTCGCCCAGAACTCCTCAAAGGCACAGTCATGTCGAACCTTGACCAGATGTCAAACTGGGATGGCGAAGAAAACGAACAGCTTAACTGCGTTCAGATCAGCACTGTCGAAGGTGATCCTGATGTGGCTGGCGTATTCGTGGCATGGGATAGCGAAGACGATGGGTATAACGACATCCTACTTGCCATGACAGGCGATATGGTGATTCGCATTGGCGCAGGAATCACAGTCGCACGTGGCGATCTTTTGATATCGGCTGGTGATGGCACGGCTAAACCACAAAGTGATGATATTGTGCGCTCCAAGACCATCGCTAAGGTCACGTCAACCCACGTGTCCCATACATACGAGGATGGTTCTTACGCCGTGCCGTGCGTCCTGATGGCTTGCTGAGGTACATAGGCTATGGAAGGCGTTTTTGCATATTGGCCAATCGGTGTCAGTTTTGTCGCAGTGGTCGTTTGGCTGGTACGCCTTGAGGCGGGCAGCGCCGAGAACACGAAGGAGATCAAGCGGCTCTGGAACCAGCGCCGTGAGGACATGGAAGCGACGCAGCGGGCGCGCAGCGAGACGAACACGATGCTGGCCGAGATCCGCGACGACATCAAGGCACTCATAGCAAGGGTAGGAAAATGACACGTGAATTTGGGGCACGCAGCCTAAAGAGCATGCAGGGCATCCACCCAGACCTTCGGCGTGTGCTTGACCGCGCGCTGCAGGATAGCCCGCTGGACTTCATCGTGATTGAGGGCCTGCGCACGAAGGAGCGCCAAGAGCAACTTGTGGCCAGCGGCGCATCTCGCCGCCTCGACAGCCGACACATCACGGGCCACGCAGTCGATCTGCTGCCCATCGGCCCCAACGGCAAGCCCGCATTTGACTGGCCGCTGTACGACCAGCTCGGCCCCGCCGTAAAGGCGGCTGCGGTGGCTGAGGGCGTGGAATTGGATTGGGGCGGCGACTGGAAGAAATTCAAGGACGGCCCCCACTTTGAGCTGGATCGCGCTGCGTACCCAGAAACCGAATGGACAACGGGCGACAAGCCCCCGAAACCCCGTAATAGCGCCGCGCAATCGACCACTGTGCAGGCATCTGCCGTGCAGATTGTCTCTGGCGCTGGCGCGGGCGTGGCGGCAGTCGGCTCGCTGGATGGCACGGCCCAGATCGTGGCGCTGGCATTCGCGGGCATCGTCGTGCTGGCCGCCCTGTGGATCATGCGCGAGCGCATCAAAAAGTGGGCCGAGGGGGATCGCTGATGCTGCGGCTCAAGCTGTATCTGGCCGCACTGGGCGCGCTGATCGCAGCCTTTGTCGTGGCCTACTTTAAGGGTCGCAAGGATAGTGCTATAGTGGCGGAGAACCAGCACCTAAAGTCGGAGATTGACGCACATGAACGGATCAACGATGCGGACACTGGCGGCGGTGCTACTGATGCTGAACGCATTAAGCGCCTGCAGCGCATGGCAGACAAGCTCGGCGGTTGACCGCCTCAAGCCCGCCGCTGCCGCGCACGCCCGCGCACTGTCTGGCGACAGCATGCCAGACGCGCGCGAGACGGGCCTAGCCCTCCTATCGCAACTTGCGGCGTATGCCGACTGGGGTATCTGATGACACTTGTTCCGCTGCAACTGCCCGCAGGCGTGTATCGCAACGGGACAGAATTTCAGGCCAGCAACCGCTGGTATGACGCAAATCTGGTGCGCTGGATCGAGGGCACACTGAGGCCCGTGGGGGGCTGGCGGACGCGCAAGACCGTCGGAACAACTGCGCCGCGCGCGGCGCTGGCGTGGACAGACCTGAGCAACAATCGCTGGTACGCGGCGGGCTTCCACAATGCCCTGAAGGTTGTCAGCGCGGCGGGGACGCTGACCGACATCACGCCCGCCAGCCTAGTGGCGGGCCAACTGTCCGAGGCGCGCAACATCGGCTACGGCGGCAACTTTTATGGCCTGTATAACTACGGCGTGGCGCGCCCCGAAACGGGGAGCTTCCAAGAGGCGACAACGTGGAGCCTCGACAATTGGGGCGAGTATTTGGTGGCCTGTTCGGTGGCGGATGGGCGGCTGTTAGAGTGGACACTAAACGTCGCCAACAACGCGGCCCCCATCGCCAACGCGCCCACGAACAACAAGGGGCTGGTCGTCACCGACGAGCGGTTCCTGTTCGCGTTGGGCGCGGGCGGCAATCGGCGTAAGGTGCAGTGGAGCGACCGCGAGGACAACACGACGTGGACGCCCGACGTGACAAACGAGGCAGGCGATCTGGAACTGCAGACGAGTGGCCAGATCATGCTGGGCATCCGTACGCGGGGCCAGACGCTGATCATCACCGACCAAGACGCGCACGCGGCCACGTATCAGGGGCCGCCATTCGTGTACGGCATCCAGCGCGTGGGATCGTCGTGCGGGGCAGTATCGCGCCGCGCGGCGGCATCGGTGGACGAGGGCGTGTTCTGGATGGGCACGCGCGGCTTCTACGTGTACGCGGGCGGGGCCGTGCAGGATCTGCCCTGCGAGGTGTCTGACTACGTATTCAGCAACATGAACAGCGGGCAATCATCCAAGGTTTACGCAGTCAGCAATCAAGATTTCAACGAAATCTGGTGGTTCTACCCATCCAGCGCGTCGACCGAAAATGACAGCTATGTCGTGTATAACTATGCAGAACAGCACTGGTCTATCGGTACGATCACCCGCACGGCGGGCGCGGACGGCGGGGTATTCGGCAACCCGATCTGGTTCGACGCGGCGGGCGTGGCCTACGACCACGAGACGGGCCTGTCGCACAATGGCGCGACGGTGTTTGCCGAGAGTGGCCCGATCAGTCTGGGCGCTGGCGATAACGTCATGGCGGTGCTGGAGCTGATACCCGACGAGAAGACGCAGGGCGATGTACGCGCGTTTTTCAAGACGCGCTATTACCCGAACGACACGCTGCGCCAATATGGGCCGTATACCATGGCCGCACCCACCAGCGTGCGGTTTAGCGGGCGGCAGGTGCAGATGCGCGTCGAGGGCGCGCAACTCGCCGATTGGCGCGTGGGCGTGATGCGGCTCGATCTGGCGACAGGCGGGCGGCGATGAGTTACGGCGCGACACCCCCGCCAGTCACGGCCAACCTAAACCTCTGGGCGCAGAACATCGTGATGTATCTGCGCCGCAACCTGTCGCGCCTGCAATTTAAGCCATCCGACGCGTCGGCGGCGGATGACGGCACGATCCTGTGGGATGCCGTGGGCGGCTACCCCGTCGTCAGCAAGGGCGGCGCGTGGCGGCAGATCGTGCTGGCCGATGGCTACGCCATCTTCGGGCAGGACGCAGACGTAACCGCGGCAGCGGCCAATACGGCGTACAAGATTGCGCTTGATCTGGTGGCCGCAAACGGCATCACCCTGACTGGGTCACCACTGACCGAGATCACGTTTGTCGAGGGCGGGTTCTACCTGCTCGCCTTCACGGCGCAGTGCAGCAGCACGTCCAGCAGCTCAGTCAATTTCCGCTTCTGGCCGCGCATAAACGGCGTGGATGTCAGCGGCAGCACCATCGTGGCCAGCCTGCACAATAACGGCGCGACGATGGTCGCCACGCGCTCGGCGATCTTCTCAGTGGCCGCTGGTGACGTGCTGAACGTCATGTGGGCCGTGGATAGCACCAGCGGCACGCTGAAGGCACACGCAGCGACCGCCTACGCGCCCAGCGCGCCATCGGTGACACTGGCGATCACACGGGTGCGCGCATGAATGTGATCGAGGCCAACCGCGCATATATCGAGGCCGCGCTGGAGTACAGCAACGGCACACACGATTTCGAGAGTGTGCGCGATGCGATCTTGGCGGGCACGATGCAACTGTGGCCAGCATCAAAATCTGCAGCCGTGACAGAGGTTGTGGAATATGCTAAAAAGAAGGTCATAAACGTATTTCTGGCGGGCGGCGACTTGGACGAGATCACGCGCGGCATTGACAGCGTGGCGGCGTGGGCCAAGGAACAGGGCTGCGACAGCATGACGATAGCGGGCCGCAAGGGCTGGACTAGGGTTTTAGACAAGCACGGCTTTGAGCCAGTGTTTGTCATAATGGAAAGGGCTTTATGATGAGCGGCAGCTCCAAGTCAGAAACAAAAGTACCAGAGTGGCAGAACCGCGCCGCGCAGGACGCACTGGCGGCGGCCAATCGAGTCGCTAACATTGGCTATACCCCATACTACGGCCCCGACGTGGCGGCGATGACGCCGATGCAGATGGCGGCGATGCAAGGTACAAATCAGGCTGCGCAAGCGTTTGGGATGCCAACCGCAGATCCGACGGCGGGCCTGCCGCGGGCCACCAATTATGGCGGCATGCGGGCATATTCCAGCGGGGGATTGTACGATCAGGCGCTGGCCGAACTGAAGCGGCGCAACCCAGAACAATACGCGGCCCTGACCGCAGATATCGTACCGCAACCAGCGCCCGCGGCGTCTGTTCCTACGCCCGCGCAAGGGGGCGGCAATAATAAAAGGAACAAAC